GTTTATGAACATTCATAAACGCCTTTGGTGATGTTTTATGGTTAGTCAAAACCCATCTGTTGTAAATAATGCTGAACTACGCCAATGACGGCATCTTCAGCTTCGGGTTGAATGTTTCCCATCTTGTCGATGGGAATATAAGGACGTGCTGGAACGTCGCCCCACAAATTAGGGAATTGTGATTTTTTGCCACCAAATTGCATCATGGCCGCTTGCGGTGCAGTACGAGAAACACCCACTCCAGCAAAGTCATTGCCTGAAAATGGTGCAATCGCATCAAACAATTTACCTCTCATTCTCAATATGTTTTCACTGCCATAACCTAAAGCTGCTCGTCTTTTTTGTGTGACAGGGCTTAATCCTGCCCACGCTGGACGACCGTTGGCCTCAAAGTTTTTAACCGTTTGATTATAGAGTTCAGTAGCAATAACAGCAGGTAGCCCGTACAAGTTGGCGTTAGCTTGAATTTGCCCAACGAATTTTTGTAACTCAGGCGCGGTCATTGTAATTTCAAACATGGCAATCTCGTTTCATAATGACTATAATTACAGCGTGAGATAGAAGCTAGGACAATTCGCTGCCTAGCGGCCTTAGCAAAAAGCTATTGGTCTCAGTGGAAAGTGGCGTACCACCGTCTCACTTAACTTGTTCATACCGCTTCTGATTCGTTGTCTGTAAAATAGGTGTTAACCCAATCGTTTTAATTCTGTTTTCAATGACAGCTGCCCGTTGACCACTTTCAAGCCGTGTCTTTCCCTCGTAACCCATACTAATGACAACGCGTGCCGCGTTACCATTGCCCATGTCGTACAAGTAAATAATGGCGGGGTCTTCTGTATCCAAATAAATAGCGGTTGGATTAGCCAATGCTTTAGGTAAGTTTCCTAGCCATGACACGGGTAAAACTTGCCCACTTGCAACTTTATTATCTCTAATCCAATGCAGCATATCGTTATCGGTAGCGATTAAAGCGGCTGTTTTTGGCGGCTGCCATAACACAGGGTCAAGCTTAGACTTATTAGCAATTTTCACCAGCACATCACTATGTAACACGCCTGCCAAATAACGCTCACCCGTAACCATGATCGGTGGAGCTTTAGCAGTAGGTGGTAATAACTTAATGGCATCAAGCTCTTTTTGTAACGCCATTACACGTTCATCAAACTGTTTTTGCATTTCAGGCAGTAGCGTATTTTTCATATCGTCATAAAAGCGTGTCGCCAATGGAGCTTCCATTGCCTCTACTTTTCGCAGTACTGGGGCAAGATACTCAGCAGGCGCAGCGTTAAACCCTGCATCGGGGGCAAAGAACACTTGTTTGCCATTTGCATCGAGCACGTTAATTCCCGTTCTATCTGCCAAGATAGGCGCATTGGTTAAGCGGTTTGTGCTGATCTGTTCCGTTTTGGTAATGAGCTTATCTTTAGATGAGTCCACAATAAGATTATCTTTTTCAACTTCGTAAGCAGATACCCATGTCCAGTTACAGCGGCAGCCCCAGCCGTTCTTAGGTTTGCAGGTCTGCCATATTGCATCATCGTATCTAAAAATACGGCCACTCATTGCGCGATGAGTGGGGCGGGTTCTACCATCTAAAATGGCAATGTACTTAACGTAGGGGTGGCTAATTTGAAGGGCTGGATTACTCAGGTAATAGTGTTCTTTAGCTGCCATGTAAGCCGAGCTAATGTTGGTGTCATAAATAGTACGCAAACGACGCAAGTTGCCTAATTGCACAACTTGAGCATTACCCGCAGCATCAACTACGATCTGTTTGCCCCACCATCCTTTTTTCTGCAAAGTAGGCGTGATGTCCTTAGCGAACTGCTCAAAGGTTTTACCTTCTTTTAACGCCTTAACTAAGCCTTGATGAATGTCTTGCAGCACATCAATACGCGCTACTTTAGCAACGGTAAAAGCACGAGCATGAGCCGCGTCTAAAGTCTCGTGCCAGTCCCAACCAATTTTATAGCCCTTACTTTCTAAGTATTGAATCGCTGCTTCGGGCTTCATGCCAAAGGCGGCTTTAAGGTCTAAGCCATTCATTGGCCTAGCTCCTCTTGAGCGGCCAAGCGTCCCCATACTTCAGCAACAAAAATCAGGTTAGTGAGTTTTTCTTGTAGTTCACTATCATCCATTGACGGGTATGTGTCGGCCAAAATAGACAGCAACTCGTTTTCATTTTTGGCAGATTTAACGGCCTCAATCACAGGCAATAGGAGTGGCTCAACAACAGATTGCAAAACATCGGCGGGGATGTTGTCCAATAAACCATACAGCGCGTTGACGTTTTGCGTAGCCAAGTCAGGCTTTTGGATAGCGATGATTTGACTTAACGCCGCCGTCACCGTCTGACTAAGAGCCGCCGCATTACTCCCTCTCCCCGAGGGAGAGGGCTGGGGTGAGGGTGTCCGTTGCAAAATCGGTGTATCCGCATTTTCAGGCATCGGAATGCCGAGCTTCTCATGTGCCCAATCCACCCGAATTTGCATGCCAATATCAACCAATTCAGGCAAGGCTTCGCTAAACAGCTTAATGTCTTCAGGCTCTTGCGTATTAAAGACAAAGCGTGGCGCACGCCGTGGGTCAAAGTTTGGCTTATTGATAGAGCACAGGGGAATGATTAAGCCCGTTGTCAACGTACTAGCCAACTGACGAGCGTCAGCAGTTAATAAGTCATGGCGCACTTCATTGTGAACATTCCCCAGTGCATTCGTTGAGCTTTTGCCATCGGCTTGGCTAGTGAGTGTTCCGCCTAAAATGGCTTTACTAACGGACTTTTCGCACCATTCAATCATAGCCTTAAAGGGTTCGTGGCTACCTTGAGCCGCTTCTTCAAAGTCGATGGTCATACCTTGCGGGATGATACCCGCCGCCGCATGACCAATTTGAGTAACGGCACGAAGCAGGGTCGCTTTTTCATCATTCGTTGCACCGCTAGGGTATTTACCCAGCCGCATTGGCAAGCCGTAAATCTCTAAGAACTCGGCCAAGTCGCGTACCGAGTAATTTTTGAATAAATACGGCCACGCTAAAATGCGGTGTAAGCCAGAACGAGTGATATAACCACTTTTCGCTTTGTGCGTGTGAACCAACCAACCCAGTGGCCACAGTTCTGCGCCATCCATTGAGCCATCACGCAGCCGAATCTCATTAAAGTTATCGTGCGGTGTTTGAAACCATGATTGTGGACGATGGGTAAAACTGCAAGGCAGTTGCAAACCATCGACTAACTCCCATTCAATTTCCAAACAAGCAAAGCCGTGGCCGATACCGTCAAGCAGGTCAAGCATCACGTCTTCAAAATCGTCGATGTTTTCAATCCATTCTTGCACTTCAGCCGCTAACGCTTTTTCGGCGGCGGTCGCGTTTTTGGGTGGTGCAATATGCCAGGGGATTGTGAGTAGGGCGCGTTTCCGTTTGCTCATTTCTGCAAAGATATGCGCGTCGCGTTCTTCCATATCCATGAATAGATAGCTTTGAGCAATTAAGTTGCCTTGTTCGGCATCGGTCAAAATAGCATGGAGTTTTTGCGGCGTAATGCCACGGGCAGGATGGTCGGCAAATTCACGATGCAACGCCCAGACTTCGGCACTTTGCGCTTGTGCCAAAGCCTGTTTGGCTTCTCTTTTTTTGAGTTTTTCGACAGACTTATTTTTGCTCATGACGTGCAGACTCTAGGCGGATTAGTTCGCCTATACGCTACAAGTCATTTAGTGAAAGTATAAGGAGGAAGGATTTCCACGCAAAGCCTAAATACTTTTAGGCAAATTCCCATATTCTGCAAAGTGCTGCAAAAGAGGCAATAATTCTTTAACCTGTTTTTGGTTTAGGTGCATACGACAACTCATTAACTGGCCTGTCACATGATGTCTTTTTTGGTCTTCGTCAGAACCGAGCCAAATGTGAGGTTCGGAATGGCTGCTCTCCTGCAAAGAACAGTTATCACCATTGCCATCAACAAATTCGACAACACGAAAGCCTCTTTCGGTGTTACTAGCTTTCATCACCAACCCCCATTACCCCGATAGCCATAGTCACCATCATCATCCCGATCCCGCTCCGACTTACTCGCAATCGCGGTAAACTCAAACGCCCCACCTTGCATAAAACTCGCCCGAATCGCCATCATCAAAGCCACCGCAAAATCACCATGCCGACGACCTTTACCGCCTATCGAGTCGAGGTCTTTTTGCCGACCTTTATCAATCTGCGGCACACCGTTAACAATTTTAATGTGCATCAAATCATCTAAGATATTTTGATGGCGCGGAATTTCAACATTAAAGGCTTCAAATTCACCTTTCAGTTTAGGCATCCATTCACCGTACCAAGCCGCGCTTAAATGCACTTGGTCAATGGCTTCTGTACCGTATTTAAGAGCCGCAGCTTCTGCCAAATAGCCACCGTTACCTGTCGCATCAAACGCCGCCGCCGTAAAGCGTGGTAAACGCTCCAAAATATAGAGCAGTACTTGACGCTGTTGGTCATAGGTGAGGTTGCGTAATTCAACCACAAACGGCACACGTTTACGCAGGTGTTGGTTAATCGCTAACGGCACAAATACCGTTAAATCACCCCGACGGGCAAAGTCCTCACCAAAGGTATGGCGGTCGTTTTTATTGAGCTTAAGCAGTTCTGGCTGTACATAGTCTTTACACCATTGTTCTATTTCTTGTTGGCGTTTTTCTTCAGACCAAGTAATAAACGTGTCGTCGGCTTCATACTTCAATATCGGTATTGAGTGATCGACCACCATTGCCGCTTCAACAAGCGCACGCGGTAGATAATTGCCCCCCGATTTTTTAGGCACGCAACCGTATTCTTCGTCCGCACATTCTTTGTTAGGTGCGTTTTTATAGAGTTTGTCGCGCCATGCTTTCTCAGCGTCTAACGACCATTCTTGACCCGTGACATAGCAAATACGCTTATAAAGCCCTTCAGACAACGCATCATCTAAAGTAATGCGGTGAACGCTGTAGTCTTTGCGGCCTTCACGGGCATCTTGAATGTATTGGTTAAACGGATTATCAACGCCGTTATGGGTACTAATCAGCCGAACCTTATTACCCCACATGGTTAGAGCTAAGGCAGCTTTTAACAGCTCCTCTAACGACTCATGAAACGCCGCTTCATCAATAACAACGTCACCTGTAAACCGCGCAAGTTAGAAGGACGAGAGCTAAGGGCTTGAATCTTAAATCCGCTTTTTGGAAAGCGAATCATGTACGCCAAAATTTCTTCTTTTGTTGCCGAGTCCCAAAACGTCTGTTCGTAAACATCGGCATCGGCCAACTGGTTAAACGCACGGGCAAACAACGCACAAGCGGCAATGTATTCCAGAGCCATTTCTTGCTTAGAGCCAACGTAAAACGTATTACAGCCGCCACGTTTGCGCGGTTTGGCAGCATTCATGACATTACGGCCAGCTTCAGCCCACGTTAAACCTGTCCGCCGTGATTTCTCGGCAATCATAATTTCGCTCGTATCTTCAAACCAGCGTTGTTGATAGCCTAAAAATACTGCCTCACCTGTGGGAATAGCGTCACCGACTTCTTGAGGTACAACGACACCGTGTAGCTCCATCTCCGCCGCCAAATCAATCTTACGCGGTGCGCCACGCGGTATGAGCTTACCTTTATCGTTGACACTATCAGCCATTATGCTTTACCCAACAAAATGCCACGAATCTTGTTTTCTAGCTCTTCGCTCATACCATCTTGGCCGCGCAGTTCTTCGGTCACAGCATTAGCAGCTTCTTCGGCATAGGCTTTGCGAATGGCTTGGCGTTCTTTAATAGACATGGTGCGTGTTTCCATCACCGTTCTTGATGCGCGAGCTAATTGTCCAGCGTCCTTAATACTGATTTTTGCATCCGCTGAATTAGCTTCCATCGCCATTGTTGCCACTAATGTCGTCACCGCTTGAGACAACAACGCGCCCGCTTTATCGTCAACGTCTTCACCAAACTCAGAAACAAGTGCTTGTGAAGCAGCTTGTATCTCACGCATCCGACCAGCCATTTCATCAAACGATTGGCGGTATCGGCCTAAGCTAGAGCGGCTGGGCGTTTTCTCGTCGGGAAACTTCTTTTTAATTTCGGCAAGCATTTCATCCAGCGTGCGATTGTCTTCACGCATGAGCCGTTCAACAAACTGACGCTGTTCATCGCTCAACTTACGAATGGATGATTTTTTTAACATTAGCGTGGACTCGGGCGTTTAATACCGTGAATCTTGGCCATACCTGTCACAGCCTCCGCGCCACGGTTGGTTAACGTAGCAACGACGACCGAGCCAGCTTGTTGCAAGGTAACGCAGCCTTGTTCTTGCAACCAATTCAGCTCTGTGTGTATTTGATCACGGCTCATGGGTAAACCAAATCGTTCCATTGCGGTGGTCAGCAAGGAGCTATTCGATTGATAGCGCGGCATTTCTTCCAACGACTTCAGCAACACTAAACGCTGTTCTTCGCGCACAAACTCAGAAAAACTCATGATTTATTACTCAGCAAATAATTATTAACGCGATCAACATCAATGTTTAAACGCCCAAGTTCACTATGAATCCCTTTTAACTCTGCTCTAACGGCCTTAATATCGCCCATCATTTCAGCAATCGTTTGGTGGTTAGGAATGTTTTTTACACGCTCTTCAATCACGGTGACGCGGTGCTTTATTTCTTGCACTTCGGTATCTTTGGCCACCCGTCGATTACTAATAAAGGTGTATAAAGCCAAGCCAAACATACAAACAAATTGCAGCACTTGAATGCCGACTTTTAATTCTTCGCTCATATCATCCCTGTTGTGCTGGAGCATCTTGTTTAATAAAACGTCCAATTAACCCCAGCACCGCGAGGCTAATCGTCACTTTTTGCTGTGTATCAGGCGGTAACATCTGAATCAGCTCAGGCGCAATCGGTGCGGTGTTAATCGCCACAATCGCGGTTAACGCCATATTGCTAAACCATTTCCAGCCGTGTTGCCAGTTGTCTACCAGTTTCATACCAATCCCCTAAACCCGAATGCGTTGCAAACCGAATCGCGCACCTTTGCTATCAATCGTTAAAATTTCTCGGCGTGGTTTTAGATTGCCAATCGCTAAACCGATATGCACCCAACGCCCATATTCATAAATAAGCTGGTCAAACTGAATGTCGGTGTTTTTGATAATGGCTTGGCAAATAGCCAGTGGTGACCCATATTTAGGGCAGATAAAATCAGCTGCTAGACCAAATATATGGAATGAGTTTTTTGAACCCTTTACGGCCGTATTTAATGCAAGACAGCGATAGCCACTGTTGACAGTAATGGTTTTATTGCCAAGCGTGGCGCGGACTTGCTCTAGCGTGGTGGCTGTGCGTTCTAAATTAGGTAACACGGATGATGGTGGTGTGTTATTGATACCCCAGCGTTCGGCAGTGTCGCTTACCATCATTTCAGCCAGTGAAAAATGAGGCGACAGCATAATTGGTAATGTTTTTTGCATTTAATTCACCCCTAAAAAAAGCGACCCGAAGGCCGCCAAAATGCCAAACAGCAAGGGGAGTGTGATATGAACGCAGGGGTTATATAAGGAGGAAGGGTTTCCACTAGCAGCAATAAAAAGCCCCGAAAAATGGGGCTAGGCGGTTAAGTAAATAGGGGTAATTGATTGGTATCTATTACAGGCGGGCGGCGACTAATAATAGTTCTAATTTGTCGCTCGGTCATACCAAACCGCAGAGCCAGTGTGGATTGATTGCCGCCCTCTCTAAACATGGCAATAATTTCTTGATTACGCATCTTTTTTAGTTCTGCTTGACCGATCGGCACTTCTATGCGGTCACTGCCAAACTCTCTTGCTAATATAATCAAATTATCTAACCCAATCGCTTGAGCTAAATAGTGCTGCTCTTTGCAGTGTTCTACCGTTGGTATATAAATGCGAGTCCCTCCGCAAATGCTTATCAGTCTAAATGCGTGATGTTCGCCTATGAGGTCGCACAAACGCTTAAAGCCGTCATTCATGTTGCACCCGTTTAATATCACACTAGGTTGGTGTCACATTATCCGAGATACCTAAAAAACAACAAGAATCAACAACGGCTACAACAAGGATGTAACGCGGCTAATCCGACAAAATAAATGTAAAGCGGAGCGGTAACAGCTAGACAGGGGATATAAAGGATGGTTAAATTACGCCCAGAGGCACAAGATGGTCAGAACTGCTAGACAGTCCGAACCACGCGATGCCCATAAAAGCCCTTAGTGAAAACTAGGGGCTTTTTGTTTGTGCTATTAAAGACTGCCACTAATTGGCCTTATGTCTTTTTTATTTTCAGGAAGCGCAAACATTCCAACTAAAAAAACGGCATGAGCCACACCGCCAATACTATTTGAATAGCTCTGTTTACCTATAACCACACCGCAAAATTTACCCTCGCTTTGTGCCACTAAGTCGCCAGTCGAGTGAACAGCAATAAAACGATAAATCCGCCCGTAATCGTCAGCTATGCCGCCCATATAAAACTTATGACCATCTAGTTTTTCTGATTGAATTTCAATAATGCTTCCCACTGCACAAAGTAGCTTTCCTCTTTCTGTATCAGAGTCCTTCATAATGAGGGCATATTTACTTTGACTCATATTTTTAAAGTCTGACCAGTTTAAGTTACTGTCTGACCACATGGCTAAAGCCACAGCACCAGCACTAACGTCATTAATTTCATCCCCCATTAAAGGTTTTATTGCAGCAACGGCTTCGCCTAGACTTGCAAAATTAAGAGTAGGTTTTGCTTGTGTTGGTACAGTCTGCTGCGGCTCATTTTGTGGGGGAGTAGCACTCACTGATTGTTCAGGCTTACCAAAAATACTTGTTGTTATCCACATAACAGGAAGCGTCAGAAATAATGCGCCAATAAAGCCAAATTTAAACCCATCTGAATGACCTTTCTTTTTTAATGAAATGCCAATCCACAACCAAACAACCATAAAAAAACCAAACATAAACCACGGCATCGTCCTTCTCCTTCTTCCTTAATCATCATTAGCCGCCATTGGCCGCCTGTTTTTTGGATGCCGATTGCGCGAACGCACTAGCGGTATTTTCTAAAGCCCGTTGACCCTGTTCGTTGGTATTGCGGTAGTTGTCTAGTAACGCTTCTTCTTTTTTATTGAGCGTTGACGCAATAGGCACACTGCGTTGGCCTATTAAAATATAAAGCACATCAAAACCGAGAGTAGCAAGTATTGCGAGCTTGTCACTTGGTATAGCCGTACCCGTCTCCCATCGTTTAATCGTCATATCACTAACACCAACAGTGTTAGCTAATACCTGCTGAGTATATCCAAGCCTTTTCCGCTCATTTTTTAAGCAATTAGAACTTATATGTTCCATATATATATTTTAACCCTTCATAAAGTAACGAATATGTTCTATTATGACTCTACTGGATGCACTAAAGCATCCAATCCTGTACTACAAAGAGGCAACACCATGACCACCACCATCGGCTTACGCTTCCTAACAGAACGCAAACGCTTAGGTCTTAAACAAGAAGACATTACCTCAAAATTGGGTATTGGCCGCCAAACTATTCATCGTTACGAAAACAATATTTCAGTGCCAAGCACCAAATCCGTTCAAGCCTTAAAAACACTAGGCTTTGATATGGATTATGTTTTAACAGGTGTTACTCAAGAAGAGGGTGATATTACGCCTCAAGAGTTGGCTTTGCTTAAATTACTCCGCCAAGCACAACCCGTTATTTCCAAACTCAATGTATGGGCATTTAACGAACGCGCCCAAACCTACCTATTGCATTTACCGCTCATTTCACCTTCTGAACGAATGGCGGCATTTTTACGCTGCTTGATGCAAGCGTCTCCCGATACCAATATAACGCCTCTTCTTTTGGCGAGTGGTCTTCAAACATCCAACACGCCTCATCCAAGCTCTCCTGAACATATTTTATATCCAGAATGCCGTGCTGGTGCAACGTCCGAACCAACTGAAACCATGCCAAGCGAGCAACCACAACCTGTGCATCACGCTGTTCCTCCGTCCACGGAGGAAACGCGCCCTCAGCCTCAGTCCCTAGCAGAAGAGCATTTTTAGGAAACTTAGGTATCTCACGCATCTAAATAACTCCATCTAAAGGAAAACCACCATGACCACTTACACCTGCACCAAACCCATCACCGCCGAACAGCTCAAAGCACAAATGCACAGCCAAGGCCGCACGCTTAAACAGTGGGCTAACGACAACGGCTACGAGTTCAACACCGTTTACAAAGTCATCGGCGGCACGCGCAAAGGCATCTATGGCATTGGCCATGAAATCGCCGTCCGCCTTGGCATTAAAGCGGGCAGTGTCACCGTCACCGAAAAACCCAAAAAAGCCGCCTAACAAACGGTTGTAACTGTACCACCAAACAATAAAAAGGGTAAGTAACCATGTTTAATTCCCAGTCTGCCAACATTAGCAGCCAAGAAATTCTGGCCATGCTCAATCAAAAAGGCGTGTCATTAACGCAGTTATCACAGCAACACCGCTTCAACGTTGCCGACATAATGCACGTTATTAACGCCACAAAATGCTACCCAAACATTGCCCGTATCGTTGCCAACAGCCTCAACGCCACACCCGATATGTTGTGGCCGAGCCTATTTCCGTTGCCCGTCGCTCAAGCCAAAACCAGCGTCTTTGTATTGCGGGTGACACTACCATGAGCAGCAGCACCCAACGCGCTTGCCGCGTACTCAAAGCCTTACGCGGCCACACACTCAATGGGGTGTCCAACATCGACTTAAGCAAACAGCTTAACGAAAGCCCGACAAACATTACGCGTGCCTTGCAAGACCTCATGGCTGAGGACTTAGTCGTTAAGTTAGACAACGGCAATTTTGCCCACGGCAGACAAACCGAGCAAATCGCGCTCGCTCACTTACAAGCACTACAACAAGCACAAGCCCGCGTGCAAGAACACCTACAACGCGCCGCCATTTATTTAACTTAGGAAACCATCATGTCTAAAAAAGAAGTGGTAGAAAAACAAACCGATTGGGTAGCAGACCCACAAAACCAGTTAATTGCCTTAGATAAGCAATCTAATGCCAACATTCAAGCCTTGGCATTGCAGTTGGGTTACGACGGCAGCTTAACCGTAGGCGCGTTAGAAGATGAAATTCGTTTTTACCAACGCCGCACAGTTGAGGCGTGTTTGGAGTTAGGTAAACGCTTGCTTTTATTAAAAGAAGTCACGCCGCATGGGGAGTTTAAGTCACGTTTAGAGTTAATAGGCTTTTCACATAGTACCGCTCAACGCTTTATGCAGGCTGCCTTCAAATTTACCAAAAACCCCAATTTGGGTAATTTGGCGAAGCAATCGGCTAGTCAAAGCAAGTTTTTGGAGCTTATTACGCTAGATGATGAAGAAATCACCGAACTAACGGAAGGCGGCAGCGCACGCGGCATTACCTTAGACAGCATCTCTACCATGTCAGTAACAGAGTTACGCAAAGCCCTGCGTGAAACCAAAGCCGACACGGAAGCCAAAGACGTACTACTGGCTAAAAAAGACGAAAAAATAAACGAGCTAGATACCGCCGTCACCAAATTTAGCCAACTCACTCCCGACGCACGCCTACTAGCGCGTCAAGTTCAAGAGCGCACCGCACTAGACGTTCTATACGAAACCAGCCGTGAAGCCCTGTTAGCCGTCCAACAGTTTCATTGTGCCGTCAATGACCTCAACCAGTTTGCCGCTGGCGACATCAATATCGACGACCAAATTAACCAGACCGTTCATTACGTTTACCAACAAATTGCTCAAATTTCCCTAGAGCAGGGCATACAAGTCAACTTTGAAAACGTAGTGAATCCGCCGTGGGCGCAAGCCATCAGCAACATGGCCGAGGACGCATAACCATGACCCCCATCGACCTAGCCGAAATGGACTACCTGCGTAGCACAGCACAAAAACTCCGTGAAGCACGCCACGGGCAAAAAGGGTCGGTGGTTGACGCCGCCTGTCAGTTTTTAAACTTGAGCAAAGCAGAACTTTATCGCCGACTAGAGCAA